TTACTAATATCCCACCGCTAATGACTTACAACCCATTAGGAGTACAGGCTACTGAATCGCCAGCCTTTGCAAAAAACTCATTACCATATCAACCGCAAATGTTTGTAAAGGCTACTCCGGGTTTCACAACTAACATTCCGTGGTGGAGTTATGTACACGAAATTGGCCCTGACAGTAATCGTGCTGAAGGATTTAGGCATATTTCTCATCATAGATTTGATAACTATTATGAGTTTATACGAGCGAGTGCTGGTAGTATAGGTTGTCAAATTACTCTTGCTGGTTATCCAAGTACTTATCCTGACATATACCATGAGATTCTTGAAAATATAAGTTTGAATCCTGTATGTACATTTGTAAGTTTAACATCAAGTACAGTAATCAAAGTTGATGATGCAAGGGGATTCCCGAAGGTTCCTTACTATGGAAACAAATTAGAATATACTGATGCAGACGGTGTAAGGCGTACTCACACCTATACCGAGCGTAGTGGATATGACGCAACTAACATGAATAAACCATTACAATTTACAATAACCGCCAATTCTGCTTTCACCAGTAATTTAACTGCTGGCACAAAAATCCGTTTGACTCGTGCCTACGATTTTAGACCATCAGGTAGTATCTTTACAGATTCTAAAACAAGTATAATTACGAGAATGTTACCACAAATGTTGCAAGGTAGTAGAGATACTAACAGCCTACATATGGCTGATGCATACTTATGTATGTGGCATCCTAATCTTGGTCGCCCTCATACCTATTACAGTGACTCATCTCGCACTTGGTTATCTCCAACTGGGGATAGGGCTATATTGAAAAAGCCGCTAAACAGTATGCCTGAACACTTTGAAACAATACACTACCACGATGCTACTTACTACGCAAGTATTGGGCCATTTGCATTACAAAGAAAATCACCAATACCGCCGTTTAAATATAAAAATAGTAGCAACACAGCAATTACTTTTTCATCAAAGGATTCTGCTCATGTAATGAATGTAAATACCACATCAGGGTTATCAGGCACTCCAACTATTATAGTGGATGGAATAGTATTCACTGTAGCAAGTTTCCCATCAGGAACCACAATTACAGTAAATGAAACAATACCGGATAACCTTACAGCAGATGTAAACATCATGTTAGGCGCAGATGGTACTATGAGAACAGGTTATGAAATGGAAAGTTCGTTAGCGAGCATTGGTGGGGGTAATATACAACAATTCTTTGCACAAGGTGGTCAAGTAGTTCCCGGTTCCGGTGGTGACCAAACAGCAACTAACACTAACTTTAGCGGGTTTTGGCCTTGCGGCTCTCGTGGTGGCCCTCTTGCAAGTAGACTTGATGGTTATGGATATGTTTCTACATCTTGGGATTATCCAAGAGACTTTAACCCTCTTTATACTGATGGTGGGGATGACGGAAGTTATGATGCTACAGTAGGAATAAGTAAATCAAAGTACAAAGATGTATCTAATCCTACTCGTGTACGACCATTCGGTTATAGATTTGGTCTGCGCCAACCATATAACAAACCTCAATGGTCTACATATGGGGCAAGAGCGTTTAGAGAATCTGCTATTACCGCTACTAACGCATCTGTAAGTTATCAACACGGCCCACTCATTCAACAAGAAAGTCAAACTTGGACATACGCTGGTGGTTCAGCCGGTGTATCTAACCCTACATACGGAAATGATTATGTTGGAATTATGGAAAGGCAGACTAACTTTAGCGGTATGCTTGGTGTAGATATTCCTGAAAGACAAGTAAGATACAGCGATGGTATGAGAGTTACAAGACCATTTGGATGCCCTGTTCGTACATTAAGAAATGATTCAACGGTAATAAGAGAATGGTGGGGAGAAGGAAACGGTAAAGGTATTTACAATATAGACGATGCTCTAAGGTATTACATTGTAGATTGGTGGGGTAATACTCGTGGGGAAGATGTCCGTAGATTCCCTGTTCGTGGCTTTGGTATCAAACCCGCATGGGACAGTGCTGATGTTTATGAATATGACAGAACCAACAATAGAACCCCATATCAGCGTCTATACAACAATGGTTCGCCTATTGTAAATGGTAAAGGTATTATTGATAATTCAGGAGATGTGAGCATAACAAGTGGATTTACCATACCAAGACACGGTGGTAAATTAAATAACGATAATAATAATAGTTCCACAACTTTAGTTGATGTGTTCCTACCGACTAATGCACAGAGAGTAGGTGATGGTGGTAGAGGTTACGGTGTGAGATACCCTACAGCCTTTAACGAAGATTTACTCACTGAATTAAATGAACCAATACATGGTACGGGAGTGGTACTATCTCACCATACTGCTGAACCTAATATGGAAGGCGGTTATATTAGAGCAAGAGATGATGTGTTACAGCCTGATGAAGTACCTCGTGGTATCAGTGCAAGACTTGCAATAGCAGAAGATGGTCTACTAAAACCTGAAGCGGTTGTTAGTGACCGTGTAGAGAAGATAGATGGGGATTCGCCACACAAAGATGCAGTGAGTCGAAGTAGTCCTCGTATTGGATTAGATACTGAAAATGTAGAGGGTGTGGATGAGAATATGATTATCATTAACACTGAAGCACACAGTCTACATACAGATAGAAATGTAGGACAGCGTGTAGTATTACAAGGTGGAATGCAAACAGGTTCACAGACTCTTGCAGACTATGATTTAACTGCTCTTAACTTTGGAGGTCAACCTCAAGGTGGAGTTATCAGACTAAGCCATACATCTAACTTTAATCCACTTGGCGGTACATTCCTTGCAGAAACTCGTAACTTCGTATCTCCAATTGATGACTCAAATTGGGGTGGCTTCACTGATGCTACTTGTGATTACAATAATGACCCTACAATCGTTATGGATTCAACAGCAAAATTGGTCGTCGGTATGACAGTAACAGGAACAGGTATTCCATCCGGTGCTACAGTTGCAAGTATTACTGACGCAACTGACTTTGAGTTGTCTGCTTCAACTACCGGAGGGGCAGTAACAAACGGCACTTTAAGTTTTAACCCACCAACAGCAATGGGAAGTAACCCATACGCTACAAGTGTATTCACTACTGCTGGAAAAAGAGCAAATGTACTTGATAAGAAAATTACTTACATGATGCGCCCTATACGATTGTTAGATAACCAACACGCTGAAATGTTTAGGTCTAATCTAAATCTGCATTCTTCTTCACCGCAATACGGTAGTAACTACTTTGGTGCTACAGCCGGTGGTAAATATGGAATATATGTTTATGAAGTAGAAAACGGAAGAGCGACTGGTGGAGGTACATACATGCGAAGTACAAGTCCTGACACTAATCCACCTTATGCACCTGCGTACTTAATGGATATTTCAGCAAGTGATACCGTTCCAATGAGTAAAGGCCCGAAGATTAAGGGTACAGAAGTTACAGGCTTCGATAAGACATTGTTAGACAACGAAGTAACTCGTGTGATAATCAGTGAAAACTCCCTGCAACATCATCGTGCAGATGCTTCCCGTAGAAGGGCACATGAAGAGGGAGAAGAAAAAGAAACACGATTAGATTATACGGTACAGCCAAGGTTCTCACAGTCTCTTCATCAAAAGGGACATAAAGGGGATGTAACATACAATAGTACAGACCATAGTGGTGACGGTGCATGATTAGTGTAAAGGTGTATGAGGTGGGGCCAAGGGATGGCCTTCAGGCACTCAAACACCCTGTAGATACAGATACTAAAAAACACTTAATTCAATGTCTTTACGATGCTGGAATTGATACAGTAGAAGAGGCATCGTTTGTCCACCCAAAACTTGTACCTAACATGGCTGATGCAGAAGATGTAGTTACTGGCCGTGGTTCTGCTCTTGTCTTAAACAAGCGTGGATATGATAGAGCAAAAGCGGCTGGTGTAGAAAAAATAAACATTGTTTTATCTCCTTGTGAAACTTTTAATCTCAAGAATATGAATGCTACTCACACTGAAATCGTTTTACGATACCGTACATTCATGCAAAATGTTCCAAAAGAAAATGTAAGAGTGTATATTTCTATGGCATTCGGTTCTCCCTATAGTGGAGTTACATCTGAAGAGCAAATAAAAACTTGCATTCGTGATGCAAAAATGTTTGGTGATACTATAGTGTTTGCAGATACAGTAGGATGCGCTGATAGATTACAAATAATGTCATGGGCTGATATGGCCCACAAAGAAGACTTGAGGGTGGCTTTACATTTACATCACAAAGGAGATGAATCTACTCCGTTGTCAATGGTAAGGGCTGGTATCTTTTCAGGTATTACAGAGTTTGATACAAGCATAGGTGGATTAGGTGGATGTCCTTTTGCTGAAGGTAGCGGTGCTAATTTAGCAACTGAAACACTGGTAAAATATCTACGGGTGTGGGGAGTACATTGTGATGTTGATGAAGAAAAATTACAACACGCATTAAAAATTACTCGTGAAATAAAAAGAGGCGAGGCGCAATGACAGTTATCAAAAACACCACTGTAGGTCGCTACAGTACTGATGCTGTGGAAGTTATGACACATGTGCGTAAGCCAGTGTTTGTGGACAACGCCGTTCATCATGCTCGCATAACACTACAGAAGGCTAACAAGGCTAAGGTAGTAATAGAAAAGAAAAACACTCGCACACTACAAGTTATGCCTGAACGCTCATATCAATTGTTAGAAGGAGAATCATATGTACAACTCACGCATGTGCGTAAGGTGGGTCATTCCAGCCTAAATGCTCCGTTCTTTAACGATGAAACAATTTCTGCTACTAACACACCTATGTTGTTATACAATGCAGATTCAGGTAGTCAGCGATTATTACCTAATACGATAGACTCTTCATCCTATGGTGTAAAAGCCAACTTGCGAAACATGAAAGGTAAAACTCTTGATGGTATAGGTTTTACAGGTAACAAGGTAAAGTTAGGCCAACCAATAGATGTTGGACTTCGTACTTCAGATTTAGCCATTAGGTTAGGAGAATCAATTAGTAGCGGTGCTACCAGTGTAAATATATCACGACCAAAAAATGTTACAGCATCTTCTGCTCGTAGACATAGCACAAGATTTGTAGGTCAAGATTTCAATAACATGAACCTAATGACAGCATTGAGATTCCTTGGAAGACATGATAGCAGAATGATATTACTTGACCGTTTTGGAAACTTACTGTATGTGCCTATCACATTTAGTGAAGTTGACTTCAATATAGATGCAAACTTTAGAGTTGGAAGTAAAACTGAAAACCCTATTGATAACATACCAAACCGTGTCACAGTACAAGGTAACCCATTAGCATTAAACGATTTAGTTATAGTAACTGTAGATGATGTAGAAGGACAGGTAGAAGAAGTGCGTGAAGATACTGCGCCGGTATTAGATAACACTGTTAGAACTACTAATGCGGCTCGCCGTGTCGCTCGTCAAATACTGAAAACTCGCTCGTTAGTGCAAGGTACAATTACAAGCGAAGGACATCCGGGTGCTATCGGTATTAGACCGGGTATGGTTATCAAATACGGCGGAGAGAATAAGGTAGTCACTGAAGTTAAACACATGCCAATTAGAAATCTTAGTGATTTATCATTGCTTAATTTAGACACTGGTATAGAAGGAATACTACAGGGTATATCTGAAGGTACTACTGTTGGTGCAAACGATTCAAACCCTGCTACCTATGTACAGGTAGTAGAGCAAAACTTAGCACTCTTTGGTAAAATAGAATTGCGTATATCTTCAGTTGTGCGAGAGCGTAGGGTGTTTAATACGGCATATCTTATCGGGGGTATCAAGGGTACTCAAGATAGAGGTAAGATAGGAAAAGCCGCAGGTTTACCTATTGGTGGAAATAAAACAAGGGAGATACGAAGATATGCCAGTTAGCGATTATATTAGGAGATTACTTCTTGAGACATTGGCTGATAACATTAACGAGGTTATCTTAGGATTCGATGGTACTCCCGCTACAAGTGACGATGGTTCAGCAGGTCGCCCTGCCGTCACACTCGTGCCTACGGTAACTATTGTTGATGATACTTCACTGTTAATAGAAGCAACACTTCCATATACAGAGTCTTTTAACGACAATATAAGAGAGGTATATGTTCAGTTTCGTGATACAGCCGAGTTTACTCCTGTAGCGAGATATACAATTAGCCCAATTAACAAATCTAATTCAAATGAATTAAGAATCCAAATAGCAATAGAGGTGGCATAATGACAGGTAATCCATTATCAGGACACACAAATCATAATCAATCCAGCATGGCTGGTTCAGGAGTATTTACAGACGGACTTGCAGACGGTGACCACATACAGAGTCCCACACTAACAAACTATCTTGAAGGTATTCATAATAATGGAATACTACTTGAAGAAGATACTGCGTTAGGTGCATCTAACAGAAATGTACCTGAAGATTTACCCGGTGTGTGTGAACAAGTAACTAATGTAAATCGAGTAAGAGTAACTGGTGGTTCTGCTGTTATTGATGGGGTGTTGTATGAGTTTGCTGGTGGCCCCGGTGGAACATTAAATGTAGATTTAACAACAAGTAGCGTACATAGAAGAGCCACATACAGCGCATTAACATCGGGCCAAGAAGCCTTGATAGTAGTTTATGTGTCTGCTAAACCAAGTGTGGATTGCATACAGTGGGAATTGGGAACACCGATTACTACCGCTACTAATGCTTACCCAATCACACCATCAGCATTCCTTAACGACCCTGATACCTTAACTACTTTAACGAGTAAACAAAGCGTAGTCTTGGCTGTTCTAAGAGTTGTTTACAATGATACAAGTGGTGGTGGAGACTTAGATTTGGCTATCACCGAAAGTAACGATAAGAGGGTGTTCATACGACCTTCACCAATATATCTTTCACCCGTCACTACAGGTGCGGTAGGTGCTGTTAATGCACCAGTTGATGACCATACAGAATTAGCCGCTATGGTAAGCGGTGCTGGTGGTGATTTAACAGGAAGTAACTTTGGTGCCTTATGGCAATCGCATGGGGCGCAACTCGGCAGTACTACTGCGGCTGATAACGAAAAGGATGTTTTGTATTACACTGGTACTCACGCCGCACGATTTACACGCTCGGTGTTTGACCGTGTATTGACAAGCACAGCAACAAGTATTACACTCAAATCAACCGATGCTAACATACTTCTTTTAACTCCGGGTGGTAGTGCTACGGTTACTACAAGCGGCCCGTTCCCTGCTGGTTATATTATTGAATTAAGAAATCTTCATGCAACTAACTCTGTTGTATTTTCTCGTGCAAGTAGTTATTCAGTAGCAGGTGGTACACTCACAAGATTTGTTTGTACTACAAGCCACGCTACTACTCCTGTGTTTAGTGTTTTATCAGATGATTCAATTGAGACTTTACAAATTGGTGATGACCAAGTAACCTATGCTAAGATACAGAATGTATCAGCGACAGACCGTATACTCGGTAGAGATTCTTCAGGTGCGGGAATCATTGAAGAAATCAGCCCTGCTAATGTACGCACTATGTTGAATGTCGCTGATGGTGCTACTGCATATACAGATGCAGATGCTATTGCCGCAGTTGAAGGAGAGTCTACATTGGTGTTACAATCAGGAGTTACAGTCGGTACTGATTTGAAACTCACTACTTCTTCCGACCATGCTATTATAGAAAATGTAACCCAAGATAAAGATATTATTTTCAAAGCAAAC